CGGCTTATACAAGTCTATGGAAGTGTATCCAGGCTTTAAAGAACTAAATAAAAAGTATGCAAGACAAGCGAACCTTGTTAAGGATATTGAAAAAAACTTAGGTAAAGATATAAGCGAGTCTAAAGTAAACACACTAACAAATGACGTAATTAAAAGACTAAAAGAAAAGCGACAAACTAAAAGCAGAACTATGGATTTGTTAAAAGACTTAGACAAAGAAGTAAAAGCTAAGGGTAAGCGTAGTGTAGTTAATCAAATAGAAGCTAACGCATTGCAAGATTCACTCAGTCAATCTATAGGTAAAAAATCAGGGCTTATAGATAAAATTCTTCCTTATGGACTAGCCGGTGGTGCGCTAGTAGCGCCAGAGGTTGCATTACCACTAGCAGGTGCAAAACTTGGACAAATGGCTATACAGAGCGGGCCAGTTGCTAGAGCAGCATTAAAAGCTGCACAAGAAGGCGTGCAAGTTCCGCAAGTAGTACCAAGATTAGCGGCTAAAGTGCCAGCAATGGCAGTTACACCAATAGAACGACAAGAAAGCGGAGGCATAGCCCCAAGATCATTACAACAAATTAAAAAGGAGCGTGGACTATAATGGCATTACCAAATATAAGTGATTTAATCACATGGGCAGGAACTAAATTTACGAATACTGATTGGAATGATAATTGGAATAAATTAATACAATTTTTAACTGACGGCACATATGATTTAAATGTAAATCAAATTACAGCATCAACTTATGTAGGTATACCATCCGATCAATTTTCCACAATAACCGCCGGTGAAAACCTTACCGCAGGTGATGTTGTAAGAATTAGTGGCGGACAGGCGTATAAGGCAGACAACTCAACGAGTGGCGGAATTACAGCTGTCGTGGGCGTTTGTAATACTACTGTATCCAGTGGCGGAACAGTTAAAATTGACTATGGCTTTTATAATTCTTTTAGTTCGTTGACGGCAGGAACTGCATATTACATAGGAACTAGTGGGGCTATAACCTCAACCAAACCAAGTTTATACCCTGTAGAGATTGGACGAGCAGTCAGTGCAACTAGAATAAACCTTAATTTTCGCGAAGATGATAAGCCAACTGGAACTATTATTAGTACAGCCTTAACGTCAGCACCTAAAGGATATATTGAATGCGACGGTTCAGCAGTTAGTAGAACAACACACGCACGTTTATTTGGCGAATTAAGCGTTATTTATGGCAATGGTGATGGAAGTACCACGTTTAACTTGCCTGATTATAGAGGGCGGTTTTTAAGAGGCTTTGATAACACAGCAGGAACAGACCCAGACGCAGCGTCAAGAACTGATAGGGGAGATGGCACTACAGGCGATGCAGTCGGTACAAAACAAGCCGATGAGTTTGAGACACATAATCACAACATGGAATACTATCGGATTGGTAACGCCTCAGTTAGTGGAGGCAATTACATGATGATTGGTGGATATAAAGGAACATTGACAGCTTCAACCTCAAACTACCCGTTGCCTCAAAAAGGTAATAGCTCAGAAACACGCCCAAGAAACATTAACGTCATGTACTGTATAAAGCTATAAAATGGAAATTCTAAGATACGCCCCCTCACTTCACACATTAATCCAGACCGCATCGGGGCAATTTTTTGTTGTATTTTTTGCTTATGTCGTGATGGGGGTGTACATTTTTAAGATGTTTAACGAAATTTCAACAATTAAAAAAAATATGGAAAAGTACAAAACGCAGACCGATGAGGCAATCAAAAGCGTATTAACTGAGCTAAAACAGGTCAGTCGTGTCGTATATAAAATGGCAGGCAAACTAGAAGTAGATTAATGATAAAAGTACACTTTCACAAAAAAAAATACAAATGGTGGAATCCCATTAAATACACAACAAGTATAATTAAAATACGTTCAAATGATGTTTATTATCATCTCAGTTTTGAAGAAAGTGAAATTTTTTATGAATCTGAGTTTTTTAGTGGGGTATCAAGCTTTATTCATCCAAGAAATGATATAGCGCACACAATACAATTAAACATCGACAAAAAAACAACACAAAAAATTGTTAAAGAATTTAGGTCAATGCTTGGTAAAAAATATGATTTGTTTGGTGTTATATTTGGATTTTTTGGCTACAAAGTACATGATAGCAATAAATATTTTTGTTCAGAATTGTTTTTGCCAATCTTAAAACATGCTTATGGCATCACTAAAAATGACTTAAAAACAAACCTAAGCCCTAAAGATGTGCGAATGATATGTTTGGGGTTAATTGCAAATATTACATAGTATAGTGTACTAAGTGCAAACTAGACTAAACAGCATTAAGGAGACAGCACTACAAGTTTTAACTGATATAGGCATAAATATGTGTATTGCAGTGCCCTTGGCACGTTTATTGCATAACATTGAAAGTAAGGCCATTTTAGACATTATGGTTATTATGACAATCATAAATTTTGGGAAAACTTATGCAATTAGAAGGGCAAACGAAAAAAGAGTCAATTAACACATTGAAAAATAAATGTGATGCGATGCACAATAAATTATCAAGTATTGAGTCAATGACAGCGAGTCGATGGAACAATATAGATGTTGTAATCAATAAATTTGTGATAAGTGTTTCTATACTACTTGTGCTTAATTGTACAATACTAGCTATTTTGTTTTTCGCATTTATTTAAAATAAATTTTATATCATCACAGAAATTAGACGCGTCGCCTAAGTATATTTGAAACCCCTCGTCTTTTTTTGGAACTATATTTTTAAGGACCAAAGCGTTTGTAATATTGCAATCATTAAACTTATATTTTTTTTGTAATATATCTTGTAGTGGTTTTATTGGGTTGTCCCAGTCTGCACGATTACTACTAAAATTAAAAATGCAGATAATATAATACTTGTCATAATTAATTTCGTAATTAGGCAGTGTATACATCAGTATTTTCTCATAGTCTTTGTATGCTGGCGTTTTAAATCTTCTTCCTTGCCAGCATTCATTAACACTTAACAATTTTATTTTTTTTTCTATTTTTAGCATTGGTTGACCTGTATGTTATAATATTACTTGTAATCTCATCACACACGGCAAGTCCCCTGTGGCTTGCCACTAAATTTAACTCATCATACGAATTGCGAGGTTATGGCGATCTAGCAATATTTGCCTTGTTTTTTCTAAATCTTGAATACTATAAAATGTGCCTTCACAATTGGCATCGAGCATATAATCAGAATTAATTTTTTGTAAGTATTTTAAAACGTAATTGTTAAAAAATTTATCTGCCTCTTTATCTGAATAGCCTATCGTTTTCATTTCTTGTATTGCTTGATTTTTCAGCAATACTTTTCTTAAGTCGCCGACATATGCGCGCATTAATACACTAGGGCATGCTTCATACAAAGACTTTTGTATTTTTATGTTTTCAAGTGCATAGTAAGTTGATATAGTTTTAATGTTCATTTTTGTTTCCTAATTATAAATTAGTAATCATAGTCGCCACCTTGCCTTTAACTTTTACATCAATATCACCGCCTTTCATTTTTATTGTTACGTTATCGCCGCAAAATTTTCTAAAATTAGAAACCAATGCGACTGCACATGCGCCTGTACCGCACGACTGCGTTTCGCCTACACCACGCTCAAAAACACGAACGTATATCCCGTCGTCTTGGACACATCCAAATTCTAAATTTACGCCATCGGGAAAAAATAATTCACCTAATCCGTTTTTACATAGTTTTATTTGCTCTGCAATTTGTTGTGAAACAAGCGAAAGGTTAGTGACGTACACAACGGCATGAGGGTTGCCTACACTAATAGGTGTAACATGATAACCATGTACCAGTATGGGACTGTATAACGTAGCTGGAACCATACTAATATGCAATTTTCCACTAACCAGTTTGGTTCTTATGATTCCTGCGTCTGTTTCAATGTTAATCTTTTTATTGTTATTTATATTATTTTCACGTAAATATTTAATAATACAGCGTATAGCGTTCCCACACATCTCGGCAGTAGTCATGTCTTTATTAGTTATTTTGATTTGGTAGTCAGCTATTGATGACGTATTCAGTGAGATGTATCCATCAATCCCTTCCGCACCAAACCTTTGCAAAGGCTCTTTATTCTCGCGAGTATAGTCATGTATGGCAAATGTGTTGCCGTCAGCGCTATATATCATTTGTACACCTCTAATAACTTTTTTAATGGATTTACCCCATTGGGCACGTTTTTTTTAGCCTCAATATAAACCGTGTTTGACCCTGCAATTTGTTTAATATTATGCTTGTTTGGGCACCCTATAAGCTCAATCTTTTTGTTTTTCAAATCCTTGTATAACTCTTTGGCTTCTTTCTCAATAAAAAACCAATGTTCAGCTAAACAATCCTCACAACGTTGTTTGCCGATTATGTTTTTTATTGTATAAACATCATCGTCAATATCATTCCAATCATAATGGTTTCTTGATTGCTTACGAAAACGCTCTAAAAACTCATTTACTTGGCTATCTGGTATATCGTTTATATAATCCATAATATTTTTAAGCCTTGGCGCAAATTCTGATGTCTCAGCATGTTTATTCAATGATTCATTAAGCACTTTTAAATCAATCTGCCTTTCAATAATTGCTTGCGCCAATGCTTTAATTTGTATTTGTTTGTCTTCCTGCCCTACTAGGGCATAGGCTTTCAATATCATTGCTGTTACTTTTTTTTCGTAGTTGTTCATTGGAATAAATCCTTAAGATAGTGAATGATGTATAGTTTTGGGGATATGGTAACAAAAAGTAACTTAATAAGATTATAAATGAAAGGGATTAGCGTTATTAATGATAGTAATATAGTGAAACCAATAAGGCCATGTTCTTCATCGTTTTTTATAAAAAATCTTGTCGTCCAAACAAATAATAATAGACACATAAAAAAAATAATTGTCAAAACGCTATATTTAATGATCCCCCATCTAACAATCTCCTCCAAAATGGCTGGGAGTTCAGCATTTGCGGTATGAATAACCGTTTTTAATCCCTCCAATATTATATTTAAATTTTCGTTTAATAATTCTTTATTCATTTATTTTCCTCCAATCTATTAAAAATATATACCAAAACATAAAGGCATAAGGTACCCACTCGCATACCCCACAAAAAATCGCAAAAAAACTTAATATAGATAATGCAAGGCTTATGGCTATTCCAATAAATACTTGCCTAGGTGTCATTTATTAACACCATTAACAATCCCTAACTTAAGTATTTGATCGTTTAGTTTTACATGTAAGCTGTTTAACTCTTTTTCTCGTTCGTCTAGTTCTTTTTCTCGTTCGATTAGTTGTGTTTCCCTTTTAATTTGCATGGCATATCTCCGGTCTATATAGTTACCTAATTTTTCTATGTCTGACTGTAAATCTATCTTTTCTATTACTAATAGATTAATTCTATCTCGTAGTTTTCTTTTATCTTTCTTTAGCTTCCTCACTTTTTTAAAAATCTTAAATATTAATTTCATTTATTTAACCTCCTGTTAATTCATTAAAAATGCTTTGCAGTTTATCTTGTGGCTCTTGTTTTTTTTCGCTTTTATATTTACCCTCAACAATTTTTAGCCAATTATTAGGGCTACAAAACACCCAGTCAAAATCAGCCTTCCAATTATTTCCATTAGTGCCTAGCAAAAACGGCGATTTTTCTATGCAGTCAAAAATTTCTTGTATGTTAAATCCATTTTCTTTTTGGCGTGTCTTAATTCCATTAATGCGTTTAGTTGTTAACTGGCGAATTTCAGATAACCCATTACTTTTCGCAAAGGTATTCCAAGATTCAAGAATTAAGTCATAGTGATTAGACTTCTTTTTGGTAATAGTATTTATACTATTACTTTTTATATTCTTACTTGTAGTATTAATATTACTTGTATTATTATACTGGACATTTTTGGCTATAGGGGTATCGTCATTTTTGGCTATAGGGGTATAGACACTTTCTTCCATACCTATAGACACGGTTTGGTTAAGATATATTTTTCTTTCCACGATCTCATTGTTCTCGTCCCGTATTAGAGTGGTTGTAATTAGGCTATTATCACTTAGCGTTGATATTGATCTACTAATAGCTCTTATTGATTTATTAAACACCTTTGAGAAATACTTATTTGATGCGTTACAATATCCATTTTTATTTGTTAGTGCTGTTATGTCGCTATATAATAATTTGTCAAATGGTGACAATTTATCGTGATATCGAACGTCAGCGGTTAATATGCTGTAATAGCCTGGCTTTTGTTCCATGCAAAACTCCTTATTATAGAATTTTCACTATTTAGGTAGTGAATATGTTATGTGTTAATTATAAATGATTTAGATATGTGAATCAACAAAAAAAAAGGCTACGCTGAAGAAAGGAAAGCGTAGCCCTATAACATATTCAATAATAATTATACCGCACATCTTTAACTAAAAGCAATAATTAAGGCTATGCAGGATGAACAACCGCACAGCCATCACCATCTTTTATTTATCCCAAAAAATAATTTCTAGGCACAAAAAGCCCATTTATTCACCAATTTATTTCTTATTTATTTTTTTTTAACCAAGCTATATTAACTAAAAGCAATAATTAAGGCTATGCAGGATGAACAGCCGCACAGCCTGGCAATTACATATTTATTATATCATTTTGTTATGTGTGGGGCCAGAATCCCGACCTGGCCCCGAGGTGTGTGTCTTTTTAAACGGAATTAAAAAGATTAGCTATCATTAGTATAATAACAATTTAAAATGCTAAATTCTATTATTATTTAATTTTTTATGAAGGATTTGTAATTTTATATGGTCAGTGTCCATCTTATTGCAAGCATTGTTGTTTGTCAGGTAATCACAAATAAACTCGAGCCTATGGATTAATTCGCTAATATCTTCACCTTTAAGCTTTAATTTTAGGTAGCAATTACTTGGAACTGTTGGCATTTGGAACAAAATCTACTTTATTGATAATAAAATTGTTAGTGTATACGGTAACCCCTTGCTTATCATATTTGTGATTCTGCAATGAGGCTTGAATACATATAGGCATATTTTTTTGGAAGTACTCTTGTATAAAGGTTGCTGTTTTACCCCATGCGGTCATATCAAAGAAATCACTTATGCGACGACCTTGCTCGTCTTTTCTATTGCTTGCAACACGAACAGTTAATCGTACCATGCCGTCCCCTTTTTCTGTCATGCGATATTCCAAGTCTTTTGAAATAATCCCAATTAATGTAAAATTCTGCATTTTTAATTCTCCTTTATTGTATAGTCCCCAATTACTTCAATGAACTGATCTTCGAACTTTAAATAGACTTTAGTTTTACTTTGCCAGCCCCCAACATACATCCCATTATGATATCGAGATATTGTATATGTCTTATTGGATTCGCCAGGCATTTGTGTATGTAGACGTCCACAGCCATTAATTAGTAGTGCAATCGATAATACCCCTATTATCTTTCTTAAATTCCTATATGTTGCTTTAAGCCTGGGAATGCTGGGCAAATAGCCATTGATAGTCAGTTTATTTATTTCGTCTATGAACGTTCCCTTGTACATTGAAGCTTTTTTTATTATTTCTTTTTTTTCTGTTGCTGTCATATTTGTGCATAGCTCATGAATTTGTTCCATCGCAATCGTTCGGGCGCTTATTTTATCCTCTGTCATTTATAATTCCTGTCGATCAATTGCTTAGAGAACCAATGATACTGTTTCTCGCTTTTAATCCCGTTAGCCCATGATTCGCTAATGCCAATTAAAACATCTTCATTGCCGTTGGCCTGCTCTAGTAGTTTGGCTTCCCATTCGTTTTTTTCTCTTGGCTTTTGTTGTTGTTGATTGATAGCGTTTACGACTTCGTCAGCACTCGCAATGCTTGAGTTAATTCCAATACCATAGTTCCCAAGGCATCGCCCAACTGCGGAGGTTTCACAATTCTCAATGTAACTCGTTTTATTAATATATGTGCTGTCTTCCTTTTCGTAGGCATGACCAGTTGAAACAACCTTGTCATTAAGCATTAAGGTTGCCTTCATGACGCACACGCCATTTTCGAGCGATACTATTTTAGTTATTAATTGAGCGTCAGCATAATTCTTGCGTAGATGTGCGATACGCTCATGAACCTCGACATATTCTTTTCCCTTGATGTTAACTGTCTTCACAACTTACCCTCCCTCTTAGCAGCATTCTGGAGTTTAGAAATCTCCTCAATGCCTTTGCAGATGTACCACGCCTCTGTAACGTCATACACTTTCTTTTCGGGGAAAAAACTGCCTGTCTCATCTATATAGCCAATTGCATATGATGGGTCGTCGTCCACAGTTGCCATGATTCGGTAGCAATAATTATCTAAACATTCTATATGCATCATCAGAAGGGCACCTCGTCACTATATGGCAATGACTTAATTATAGATTGCCCTAAATTAATATTGGTAATTGTCTCTTTGCCTTGGTGAAATGTGTATACGCTGCCGTAACCATTACACTCTGCAAAGCTTTCATCATTTAACTCTATATCCAACGCATTTAATAACTTTTTAAACATGTAACACCTCGCATGACATAATTGAATCCCATTCACAACCTTCTAATTCTACCGGCTCGCAATCTGCACCTCTACACACCTGGCACACTTCCTCGTAATATGTTGGATTTGTAAATCTATCCATTTTTTTACCTCCTTAAGATATGTTTATAATAATACAATGTATTGCCGTTGTCAATACTATTTATAATTCTTTTTTATAAATTCTCTGATTGCAGTGTTGAT